TCCGTGATGCCGCTGCCCTTGGTCAAAGCCCGACGGTCACGCGCGATGATAGTGCTGTAATCCGAGCCAATGCCCACGTCTATCTCGGCAAAGGTCGCCGTGCTGGTGGCCTTGCTGATGCGGAATGTGAGGTTGATGTTGTACGCCTCGCCAATGGCGAACGGCTGGATTGTGCTGCCGCCGAATATGTCCAGAGAAATGCCGCGCCGATAGTCGGTTGTGCTGTCGTCCGCCAATCCGTCAATCGTCATGTGCGTGAGCGTGTCGGCTGTAATGGATTGCTTATTGTCAACGGTGTGGGTGCTGTCGTGCAGGTAAATCCATCCGCCGTTATATGGCGCTCTGCGCTCCATGTTGTCGTCAGTGCGAATGAGGATGTCAGCCGCGCGTTTGTTGTCCTCGGTGGCGTCCACCAATTCAGACCAGTTGATGTTCGTCATTGGATGCCCCTGCGCTTAGTGACGGGCGACCGAAGCCGCCCGCTTCTAAACTCAGGTCGCCGCTGTACCGCTGTCGATGGTGGCTGTTGCCATCACCGCGCCCTTGTCCTTGCGAGCATGGACGGTCACGGCTGCATCTGTCCCGGTTGTCCCGGTTGCCACAATGCGGACGTAACGCTTCGAGCCGATGTAGCCGATGGAGCCAATCAGCTTGTCGTCGTCGGTGTCTGCGGTCACGGTTAAGGCGCTTTCCAGTCCAACCAAGTCAGCATCGGCAACGGCTGTTGCGGCTGCTGCGGCTGTTGTGTCGCTTTCCTGAACCTCGAACGAGAAGCCCGATGCGGTGCCTGCGTCTGTGACTGTACCTGTGGACACTGTGAAGGTCAGCGCCTCCCAGCCCTGCATATCAATCCAGTCGCCTGCTGCCGGGGTTGCCCCGCTCAGTGTAGCGGAGAGGCCAAGGCCAAACTCCGCATTATTGCGCATGTCAAATTGTGCCATTATGCTGCCACCTTTCCGATAACGATAGCGTCAAAGCTGGTCACATCGCCGCCAACGCGCTGCGTTGTATAGTATGTGACGAAGCCCTTGTTGGTGTACGGGTCACGCAGAACCTGAAGGCCAACGCGGTCGAGGATGGTGTATGCGCGACCGAAATCCGCATAGACAACAGACAGAGCGTTTGCAGCAACAGCAGGCATATCGTCCATGAAGACAACGGGCTTGCCGAGAAGCTGGATAGACGCTTGGCCGTCACGCATCAGAACCGGGCTGAAGAAATAGTTGTCGTTGCCCTTGAGTTGCAGGGCCGCGCCAAACGTGGTGCGCTTCATGCCGAAGACCGCGCCCGCTTGGTATTCTTCCTTCAGTCCGTTCTGCACTTCAATCAGACCATCTGCGTTCAGCGCAGCCGCCGAACCCATGTTGATTTGAGTGATTGCATTGCGCTCATATGTGCCAGCCGCTGCCGCCGCCGCATATGTCAGGAAGCCGCGAGGCTTGCCGATGCCGTCACCGGAAACAAAGGCGGTGTTCTGAGTGCGTGCAAACTTGTCGGCAACCTTGCCAGCAAGCCATGCTTCGACGTCGAGATAGCTGTCCTCAATCATCTCGGTCGTCATACGCGGGTCGGCTTCAATCTTGTGAGCCGCGATGACTTTCTGAGCAAGTTGAGGCGTGTCAGTCTGACCACCAGATGCGCCTTCACCGACCCAGCGTGCAGCCGCTTCTTGGTCGTCAATCAGGATGTCGATGGACTTCGCACCTGTGCGCTCCACGTTCGCCACCTGACGAAGCGGGGAGGTCTCGAACACGCGGGTGATAATGGTGTTCGACAGTTCCGGACGTACCAGATAGCCGCCGTCGGGGTTCACGTCGGTGGACATGGCCTTGACTTCGATGCCCTCGGAACCTGCTTTGAAGCCGTCCGGCAGGGTGCCGTTTGCCATATACTGGCGGAATGCGTCCTTGTGCTTCTGCTCAAGTTCGCCATCCATGCCCTTGCCTGCGCCAGCGCCAGGACGGTTCATGGCCGCTTCCAACTTGGCTTGCTTGGTCTGCATCTCAGCCAGCTTGGCCGTGATGTCGTCAGCCATGCGCTGATGCTTTTCCTCGGTCACTACGTCAGTTGGTGCCGCAGCTTTGAGCGCGTCGATTTCGCCGCGCAGTTCGGTAAGGGTCGGGTTGATTTTCTCAACAAGCCCTTTGATTTCTGCAAAATCAGACATTAACGTCCTCCAATCGTTTGCAGGGTTTCGGTCAAAAGTGCTTTGAGTTCGTCAACGTCCCGTTGAACCTGCTCAGGAACGTCCGTGTCTGCGTCCCGCAGAACCTCGGCCCGTGCCTTCCATGCGCCACCCGCCATAGCCTTCGCCATGCGGTTCGAATGGCCCATATTCTTGAACGCGCGTTCTAGGTCGCGCTGTGTAATTTCGTCAGCCTTCATCGCGTAGATTCCAGCCAATTCATTCATGGGGAATGTCACGACGCTGGTCTCCCAGAGGTCCAGCTTGGTCAGCTTGCGTGACCCTTCGTCCATGTCCATTTCGTATTCTTGTGTGCGGTAGCCAATGGAAAGCCCTTCGACCGCGCCCATCTTGATGAGTTCCGCAACCTCGCCGCCCTTGCCCTTTTTGGCGACCCGGCCCTTCATGCGCAGGCCATTTTCGTCCTCGGACATCTCATCCCAGACGCCGATTGGCTGGCTTGCGTCATGCTGCCAAAGCATCTTCACGCGCCGACCGGATGCGATGCACTCCTTGAAAGCGCCCGGCATAACAATGTCACCGCCGTTGTCGCGGTTGCCGAACACCGAGCCGTAGCCCATGATTTCAAGATATTCTTCGCTCTCGCCTTCGGACTTGATTGTCAGTCCGTGCGCCAGCTTGGTTTCGAGCGGCTCGCCACCGTCTTTGCGTGCGTAATTGCGCAGCATGTAAGGCTCCATCTAAGGGCTTCGGACGTTTCACAACGGCCTTTGCAAACTATATACCACGAAACTGCAAAGTTGCAAAGTCATGGCTCAGGCGCAAAAAAAGACCGCCCGAAGGCAGTCTAGTCAGGAAGGTCAATATGAATGCAAATATGTTAGGCGGTGTCCGCCCTAGTCGTCAAGCCCGACCACGCGATGTATGCTACTACACCTACAATTTATAGTCGCCGCTCCCGGCTTGCCCGCCTCGCCGGGATACATAATCAACAAGTCCGGCCCGCCAATCCACGGCATAGAAAACGGCTCATCCATCGCTCGCTTCTGACCGTGCATTGAAACGTGGTCATATTCCGCATCGTCGCCAAAGTTGCGCGTCCGCGCGTCTTCGGTGCTGACCCATTCCTTTTCCAACTCAAGCCCGGTGGACTTGGCGGTCTCGTGCATGGCGTAGTTTGCCGCATTGTGCGTTTCGGTTCGCGCTATCAACGCGCCTCTCGCCCGTGAGATGGACGGCACGCGATTATTGATGCCCTTGGCGATAGCATCAACGCCAAGCCCGTCTTGCTGTCCTCGCGCAACCTCCGAGACAATGCGGCTGCGGGTTGTTTCAGTCACGCGGGTGATACGCTTTCGGATTGGCTCTAGGTTAATCCACGCCAGAGCCAAAGACCGGAACAGCGCCGCAAAGCCGCCCTCCTGTTTGGCTTCAAGGTCATAGCCTAGTGCCTTGCCCTGACTGACAACACGCGCCCCAAACGTCCGCACGGTCTGAAGGGCCATCTCTTTATACAGGTCTCGGAACGCCTGCACGTCATCATCCGACGGGGCGGGGACATATCCTAGTTCCTGATACGCTTCGAGATACCGCTTGCTCTCATCGGCCACCACGCCCGCAATCTTGCGACGAAAACGCGTCTCCATCACGTCCAATAGACGCGACTGAATGGCAGCTTCGCGCTCAGGGCTGTGGCTGATGAATGCGGGCTTTCGCGCCATCATTCATCGTCCATTTGCCTGACAATCTTTGCCGCCCAAGACTTGCCTGCATCACCGCCCCAAAGCGCCCACGCTATACGTCCGGCGCTTGGGTATCCCGGTTCTCCCGGTGACCATCCTTCGCCCTGCTTGTCCACTTCATGCCGCGCGAAATAGCTGCTCATCCGCTTGACGGTATCGGCGCTTAGGTTCTTGCCATTGGATATGTCACGCGCTCGCGCAACGCCTACCTCGGTCCCGCCTCGGTTAAACTCGCGCCGCCATTCCAGCCCGCGCTTGGCTTCTTGCTTCATGCCATCGTTCGGAGCGTAGCTGTCGGCCTTAGTCTCGATGTCCAGCCCGTAGGCCAGCGCCTTGATGTCTTCGGCAGGCAGGTCAAACGACGCGCCCGGTGTTGGCTTAAACTCGCCATCGGCTTCCGGCTCATACCCCATGAGCATCCGCGCCTCTTGCAGCGTCAACACGCCTTCGCGGTATGCTGTGACGGCACGTTGAAACATCCGCTCGCGTAGAGCCTCAAGGGCAGGGATAGTATCGAGGTCTAGCCGAAGTTCCAGTCCATCGCCATAGCGCGGCAGGAGCCATGTGTTCAGGCTTGCCAGCACATCGCGCATCAGCGGAATAACGGTGTCGGTGTAAAGCCGTTCCTTGGCCTGTTCGAGATTGTTGAACGTGCTGGCGTCGTTGTCGATGAGCGGAAGCGGAACGCCAAGCGCCGCAGCGACGTATTTCGCCGTCTCGCGCATCGTGTTGGAAAAGTCCATGTCCCGCGCCGACTGCGATAGCTGCTGCCATTCAGCATCGTCGGCCAGCATCGGTATCTCGCCCGCGTTCTCGGCCCCTTGCATCCGCGCTTTGAAATACTCGCGCATCCGGTTAATCATCTCACCGGACGGGTAGCCTGTCTTGAACCGGATAAGCCCAGAAGGCCGTGCGCTGTTTTTCAACAGCGAATAGTTCCACCGCATCCCGGCGTTGTGCGTATCGCCAGCGATTGCCGCAGCCATGAGCGGGGACTGCCCGCGCCAATAGTCCGACGGATTGTACGTCTTGACGAATAGCAGGTCAGACTGCCCGGTAATTTGGTCCACCTCGAAAACCGTCTTCTTGCGGTTCACTTCGTAGATGTATTGCCGGGGAAGGCCAGACGCGCCGGGAACGACCGCGATATTGAGCGGCAGAAGAGGCCATATCTCGGTCGGCTGTCGCGGGTTGTCGGACGCTGCGGCCATCTCGCCTAGAAGCATCCGGTTCACCAGCATTTCGGTCAGCCACGTTTGCCACGTCCCGCCCGGCGTCGGTTGTTTGAGCAAGTCCAGAACCGGGTGCTGCTCGATAGCATCTTCGCCGTTGTAGAGTTCGACGTTGATAGACGTTGCCGCCCGCACGATTTCATTCACCGCGCGATAGACAATGACGTTTAGCTGATAGCCTTCGGTGATGTATTGCTGGCTCTTGTCCTTACGCGCCCAAGCTGGCCCGCCGCCAATCATCAATGCGCCGCCTGCTGGGTGCGCCTTTTCTTCTGTTCGCTTAAAAGGCCACACTGCCATTATAGCACTCCGAATACTTGGTCCGAGCCGCCTCGAATCATGGGTTGAACGGCATAGCGCACGGCGTCCCATCCGTGGTTGTGAGCGTCGATAATCTTTGTTGTCACGTCGCCGTTCTCGTTTGTCTTGTAGCTATACAGCCGCGCCTCGCGCTGCATATTAGCACAATCTGGGTGTATTATGATAGACCCCCATGACCTGAGCCACGCAATGCCGTCCTCAACGCTGCCAGGCCACTTGGTTACAGCCCTCGCCATTGGTAGCCCGTGACGATTTAGGTGGCTGATGCTTTCTGGTCTTGCGCTATCCCATCGGCTCACCTCCCGTTCAAAGCCCGGTATCGCGCTAACAACAAACGGCGCGGTGTCGTCCAGTTCCAAGCCCGTGCGAAATGCCTCCCTGCGAATGTAAAAGTTATCGCCGCGTATCCAGCATTCCACCGCTGCCGTCGGGTCTTGTGAGAAGCCAAAGTCGCCTCCGTAGAATGGCCCCTGCCACTCAGGCAGGCGCGGGTTAGGTTCAAACGGTTCCACCGTCGCCTTGCTGCCGAACACCTGCGCATCACTGTTTTCGAGATACGCACCTTCCCAGACATGGGCATATGTCGCCGGGTCGAGTAGCCGCTGCTGGCGCTCACGCAATGCCTTGAGGCCGTCAGGGAAATACGGATTGTCGTTCCAATTCACCTCGGCAATCAACGCGCTCTCTGGTGGTGTCTTGCGGAACCTGCGGTCAACCGGACTGCCATCGGTGCGCGGGTTCCAGATGGCCCAGAGTTCGGACTTAGGCTGTCGGAATACGGTCGCCTCAAGTGCAATCCATGACGTTTCCGGCACGTCCTCGGCTTCCTCAACAATCGTCAGGTCCACCTTGGCAAGCGACTTAATGCTTTGCTCATTCCTGCGAAGCCCGCGAAAGATAAACTCCGAGCCGTTTTCCCCGCGCAGGTAATCCCGGCCCACGTCATAATGCGCTTCGAGCCAGGGCTGTGATGCAATCGCCGCCTTGAGTTCGGCGTGGAAACTTTCTGCAATAGATACCTGAAACTCGCGTGCGCACAGAACGCGAATAGGGTCTTTGAAGCCCCAGATTGCTGCCATCAGCGCCGCCGTAAATGACTTGGCGCTGCCCCTGCCGCCGTATGTCGCTCGATACTTAACCGAGCCGCGTTCTGGCCCGTAAACCTTCTTTAGCTTCTTGGGTAGCTTAACCGTCGTTGTCGTCATCTGCGTCTGCAATGATGATTGTCGTCGGCCTCATGCTGCCGTCGCTGCTGGTATGGTCAACCTCTTGACGCTCGCGCCATTGCGCCCTCGTCTTCATCCAGAATATCTGTGCTGCTGTATCGCCGCCCTTTGCCTTGTTAAATAGCGCACCGCCGATGGTCGCGTTGGCCTTGGCAATCGCAAGGTCGAGTTCGTCCCGGTAATGCTTGCGCAGCGTCTTGGCATCGATGCCGATGATGCGGGCAATGCTTTCTTGAGGCGTGCCTATGGTCGCGTGTAGCTGCACAATCTGGCGCTGCTCTGGGGTTGGCGCGTGCGGTGGTTTTCTTTTTAGTTTAGGCATTTTTTACCTCTTGCTACGTCAATTTAGATGCGGCAACCTGCTCAAACAACGCAACCCCAAACACTAGGAAAAACCAATGACCTTCACAAACCCGCATGAACAGTTTTGCTTTGACACAGCCACGCATTTTAACGCAGTTCGCGGACGCGGATTTAAGCGCAGCGTTGAGGTTTGCAAAACATTTACTGAAGCGCAGGCATATGCCGCCAAGCATGGCGACAAGCGCACGATGATTTATGCAATCAACGATCTTGGAAATAGCGCTCATATTTGCAACCTCTAAGGACATGCTGGCCCTGTAACATTCCAGAACAAAACAAGCCCGGCCCCGCGCCGGGCTTTGCATATCCGCCACGCCTTAGCGTCGTAATGGGGACAAGAGGGAAACGGCGGTTGAAATTTAAGGGCTTTTGAAAACGGCATTCCAGCCTCGTGTATGGTTGCGCCCTGCACCTCGCTTGCAGACAAAGCCCGACCGACTTGAACAACATGCCTCCGTGCATTTGGCCATGCCATTGCAAGGCTTCGCGCCAAGACGCCTGATCCGCTGGCACACCAAACCTCGTCGGGATTAATACCTGTGGTCTTTGCTGCCTCTGCAATTGTCTCAATAGCTTCGGGCAGGTTGACGCCAAACGGGGCCAGCTTTGCGCCTGTTCTCTGGCAATACTCCCTTGCGCGTGCTTGAACGACGTTAAAATACCCGTGCGGAACCTGCATCACCTTTGCGCCGACCCGTTTGGCCTCAAGCGTCCTGTTGTGCGGCTGCTTTCGTTTCGCCACAAAGATCGTGGCCCGCTTACCTAATGATGCCGCAGTGTGCGCTAGGGCTGTCTGTGCGCCCCCCTCAGCTGGGCTGGCATAAACCACTTCGTCAGCGTCATCAAATAAAACGGGCAAGAACCGCGCCTTGGTGCCGCCTTTGAAAAGATCGTCGCGCACTACTGCAATTCCGTCGTGATATGTTACAACAGGCGGCGTCATAGCTCCTCGCCCAAGTCAGCGTTTTCGGCGTCTGGCACATGCACCTCAACCTCACCGCACGCATCGGCGGCTTTCTTGCCGCTGCCCTTAACAAAAACCAGAACATTCTGGTGCGTCTTGCCCAACTTGCGCCCCGTTGAAAATTGCCGCCCGACACGGATCGGCAAGCTGCCAACAGACGTGACAAGAATTGCCTCGTTATAATAGTGCAGCCCAGCCGCGCGGAACGCCTCTACTGTATCGCCCACGAAGTTGTAGTAGTTGCCTTTCTTGTCCCGCACGTCGCCCACCACGAAACAGGCAAACCGGTCCTGCTTTAGCTGGGCACACGCTTTAGCAATGATCTCAAAATAAGCAGGCCTGAAGTCATCATATTTCAGCGTGGACAAGTCGTTCGGGTCGTCGCTGTAGACCTCAAGGTCAGCATAAGGCGGGCAGGAAAAAACGAAGTCAGCTTGCACGTCGCTGGCGATCTTGTCGATGTTGCGACTGTCGCCAATGTGCCAGACCGGCATTGGGTCGCTGCACAGCGCATCGCCCTGAATGCGGTTCGCCTCAACCTGCTCCGGGCGCAACTCGACGCCGATGTATTGCCGCCCCAAACGCGAGGCCACAACTCCGCGCACCGAGCCGCCCGCGAAAGGGTCCAGTATCGTGCCGCCCTGCGGACAGAACCAGCTATACGCGAGTTCGCAGAGAACGGGGTCAAATATGCTGGTTCCGGAACTGTAGCTGTCCGGCCCTTCATACCAGTCGCGCTGGAATTCCTCAGTGCTTAGAGGGCGTCCGGCTTTTTTTTCTGCTTCCTGCTTTTTGAAGTAATATGCTGGGTCGTTTCCGCTGTCTGACTTCATAAGCACGCCTTGGACATGCTGCTCGGATTTACTCACCTTGCACCCCCCCCACGACATGCTCGCCGCGCATCAGGTCTTGTCCAAATGTCGCCGCTTTGCGTTTAGCCATTGCGGCCTCCAATATTCTTTAATCCGGTCAATCGTTTTCCATCCTTATCATATCCCGCCACCATCGGACTGCCCCCCCGGCGCTGCGTGGTGGCCATTCTCGCCCCGCCCCAACTCGCTCTTTATCCCAAGCGCCAACCAAGCCCGCTTGCGCGACTGCCACCAGCCCTCGCGGGCGTTCAGCACTGAGAACGGTGCAATGCCAAACTTGTCCGCAAGACTTGCGGTGCTGCCCTCGTTATCGCCCTCACCGGGCAGGTTCTCAGCATCCGACTCCAGATCAAGCGCGTCGATCTCGTCAACTTCAAAACCAGTTAGGCTGAGGTCAAACCCTTCATCTCGCAAATCGTCCAATTCAATCTTGAGGAGGTCGTTGTCCCATCCGGCATCTAGCGCCATGCGGTTGTCAGCAATGACGTAAGCCCGCCTTTGCGCGTCGGTCAGGTGCGCGGCCTCGATACAAGGCAGCTTGTCCATGCCCAGCTTTTGCGCCGCCATGACGCGCCCGTGACCTGCGATGATGCCGTTTGCGCCGTCCACGATAATCGGATTTAAGAACCCAAACTCACGGATTGACGCCGCCAGCTTTGCCACCTGCGCATCGCTGTGCGTTCGGCTGTTGCGTGCGTATGGTATCAAGTCAGCGGTCGAAATGGTTTTATAGGCGGGAAATTTATCCATGTTTGTTACCTTATCACGTTTCTGATGCTTGGTCACCGGGCAAGGTTAGGCTGCATATAAACCCGGCCCAAGCTGCGGATGATAGGGGCTAACCATGACTTGACCATGTGCAGCCGCCCCGGCTCCGTCCGCTGACCTATTTGTTATCCCTGCGGCCACATCACAATGAAATGGAACGTCTCGCCATCTGGCACTTCTGCTGTTTCAGGTTCAACTGTCCAGCCTTCTGCGCATTGCACGCTTGCCGTCTCGGCATCTGCCACTGTGATGTTCAACAGGCATAAAACCTCGTCGCTTGCGACTTCCCACGTTCCGTTGGCGCTTCGCTGCTGTGCTGTGTTGTGATACGTCAGAACGCCCATCGTTGGGCTTTCCATCCGCAGTTCTGCCTTGTCGCCTTCAATGTTGGCGTTGGTCAAGTTGACGGGTTCAGCTTGTGCGCTGGTCGCAAGGATAACTGCGAATGCGAGGCGGGTCATTTCTTGCCCTTTGGCTCTGGATGGTTTGTCCTGACATACGCGCCCAACTCGCGGGCTTGCCGCCATGCCTCGTCCTTGCTCACTGGTTGCTCCCACGGTGCGGCAGGCATAGTGACCAGCGCCACATAGCCATAGCTGCCGCTGCTCTCGCCGGGGATGGCGCTGCGGATGATGCGGATTGTGGTGGTCATTTCCCGTCCTCCAACCAATGCCGCATGGGTGCGTTGTTGCTGCGGCCTGTCCGCTCTGACCGGATGTTGAGCGCCTTTCTCGCGGTGGCGATCTTGTCCGCCGCCGATTTGTTGCTGCATCCCATGTGCGCCGCGAGGTCAGCCGTCAGACAGCCGGGGTTTGCTCGAATGAACGCCTCCACCATGTCGCGGATAGGGCTTTTCTTCACGCCGCTCTGTTCGGGCTGCTTGGCAATCGTAAAGCATCGCACTGGACGCCCTGTGGCTGGGTTCTTGCCCATTGACGCCTTGACGGTGCGGCGTTCCTCCATCCGGCTCAGAAGACTGGCGATGGATTTCGGCTCACGGTTAAAATGCGCTGCTATCTCGTGAACAGATGCGCCAGGGTTCTCTCTGACAAAATCAAATATCCTAGCCTCCGCGACTGGTCCACGCGCCTCTTGCACTGGTGGACGCTCTTTGTTGTGCCGTTTGTTGATTTCTTTGGCATCCGCTTTCATTGCGGCGATGAGTTCATCAAGGTTTGCAAATTGCGGCTTCGGCTTGTTTTCTGCGGTGCGAGAGATGCGGGGCTTGACGCTGTATGCTGTAATCATGGGTTTACTCCGCTGCGAAAAGGTCTGCGCCGTGCTGTTCGGCGTCTTTCAGATTCTTGTTGGCTTGGGCGGCATATTCCGGCTTGAGTTCAAAGCCGATATACTTGCGCCGCGCCTTGACCGCCTCGTATCCGGTAGAGCCTATGCCGTTGAACGGGTCCATGACCACATCGCCGGGTCGCGTATAGAGACGCAGGCACTTGCGGATAACGTCAAGCTGAAGCGGGCAAACGTGCTTTTCGTCGTTCGCTCCCTTGGCATCGCGGTAATTGCGCAGGACGTTACCTTGCTGAATGTCCATCCATACCGGGCTTGCGACACGCTGCCATTCCATCACGTCAAACTCTGCGTCTTTGATGAGTTCTGCCAACACTTCATCCGGCGGGGTTCCTGCGCAAAGCCCTTGCCGTGTAAGTTCGTCCAGCCATTCCTTGGCAATCTTTACGGCTTCCTTGTCGCTTGGTGCCGCATGTTGAATAGGCCGCTCGTTTGGTGCGTCCTTGCGAAAGAATAGCATGTAATCAGGCATCCCAACGCGGTTCATGGCGCTGTCTTTGCGGATCTGCTTGTAGAGCAAGCCGATGGCCTTGGTGCGCTGCATCTCGACCACTGGGTCTTTCCAGATTGTTGCGCGGCCATGATATACCAGCCCCGCATCGCTGTGCGCCCTAATAAGGTCGCCAGAGAAGTCTTGTAGGCCGATGGCCCCGTGCTTGCCCTTGCGCATCGGCAGGTCGGTGCAGTGAACACATGCAATCCGGCCAGGTCGAAGAACGCGCGTCAATGCCTCTGCAAAAAAACGATATTGCTCCATGAACGCTTCGCCTTCCCCAGCGTTGCCAAGGTCGCGCTCACTGTCGGAATAGACAAACAGATCACCAAACGGCGGGGAAAAGATGGCGCAATCAACGCTGTTCTGCGGCATCGCGTGCATACCTTCGATGCAATCGCTGTTGTGGATGGCCCATCCGTTGCCCTGATATTCTGGCTGCTTAGTCATTGGTTTCTTCCTTAATCCAGTGCGGAAATGCGAGGTCCAGAGGACGGTCATACTTCACGCGGGTTTGAGTTTCAGATTGTGCGCGGCGCATAGCGTCTGACATGCGGCGCTTCATTTCTTCGTGCTTCTCGGCCTTGCCGTGAATGGCCCGCCAAATAGCGGCTTCTGTGTCTGCGATAACGATGTCGTTCCTGACCTGCTCCTTTTGCCCAAAGCGATGCGACCGCCGAACCGCCTGATAGTGTTGCTCGTATGAAAAGCTGATGCTGGCAAATACGGCATGTGCGCAATGTTGCCAGTTCACACCAAAGCCTGCAAGCTTTGGTTTGGTCACGATTGCCCGATATTGCCCATCTGCAAAGCCCAATAGTCGCGCCTCTTTTTCTTCTGGCTTTTGGTCTCCCCTGACCTCAACAGCCCCGTCAATCATCTTCGTAAGCAATGCGCTCTCTTCGTTCGTTTCGCACCAGACCGTGACCGGCTTATCGTGGCTCGCCAGTTCCGCAGCGCGTTCGCAACGGTCTTGCATGGTCAGGCGCTTTTCTTGGTGGAAGCTGGTTGCGCTGAGTTCTGGGATACGGAATAGCATCCCTTGCTCTGCATCCGCCATTCGGTCGGCTGCGACCTGATGCAAGCGTCGGTCAATATCAGGCAAAACATATCCTGTATCGTCGCCACCTAGATCCGATGGTAGCGTTGCGCAGCGTGACCATGACGCCACCCATGACCAGAAGTCTTCTTGCGCGTGACCCTTCAACCGCCATTCCTGCGATGCCGTGCTGGTGTCGTTGATAAACCATTTTGACAGCATCTCCTGCTGTCGCATCACGCCAAGAAACTCCGCATGGTTGCCAAGTTCCATGTGGTCATTCGGTGAAGGCGTAGCGGTCGCGGCCAGTTTGTAATTCAGACCATCAAACGCCTCCATCAACAGGTTGCGCGTGCGGCCGGCAAACGATTTCAGGATACTGCTTTCATCCAGAACGACGCCGCCAAACGATGCCGGATCTAGCTTTGACAAACGCTCATAGTTCGCCACCATGACGCCTGCGCCGACTTCGTGCTGCTCGCGTATCTGCCGCGCATCAATGCCAAACTTGACGCCCTCTCGGACCATCTGACCAGCAACTGCCAGCGGTGTCAGGATTAGCACTGGCTTGCCGGTTTCCTCGGATACCTGCCGCGCCCATTCCAGTTCAATAAATGACTTGCCAAGCCCGGTGTCGAGAAACGCCGCGCTCTTGCCACGGTTCAACGCGAAGTCCAGCGCGGCAATCTGGTGTTGCTTTGCCATGTCGTTGATTGGCTTCGGCGCAAAGCCCTGCATCGTCTGCGCTACCGCGCGTGATGCAATGAATTGACGGTATTCCTGAAGGCTCATTTTGTAACCTCCAAGTCATACTCCTCAAACTCAACTTCCATCTCTTGATAATTTTCACCAGAAACCTCGTCGAGATGGCACAAAAAAACAGCATCGCTAAACATTCTTCCATGCGGAAAAACTTCTTTAACCATGCCGTCTTTGTGAAGATTCTTCATGACATACCTGAACCACTCGCCCCTTTCGTCAAAAGCGCCTTCATAATGAGCCGCAATCGCCCGCGCTGTCAGCTCAACCTCTTTGCAGAGATATTTACTTATAAACATTTTGCTAAACATAGTGCGACCTCCTATCGCTCTCCCTGAGAGATGCACGGCCAGCCGGGGGAGGTTCCGGTGTTCGGTAGCTAACCTAGGCCGTGCGTTCTGATGCTATCATTCACAAGTCAGGGTGCAATCTGCAAAACTGCAAACTAACCTGCAAACTTGCAAAGCCTCAGAATGGTATCTCGTCATCGAACCCTTGCTGCGCAGGCTGTTCAGGCGCTTGGTAGTTGTCCTGACGCGGCTCGTTCCCTCCTTGGCTATTGCCACCCATAAACGTCAGGTCGTTGACGCTGATGCCCAGATACGCCTTGCCATTGTGTTCTCGCGCTGTCGGTCGGCCTGTAAGAACCACCTTCGTTCCCTTGGTGATATACCGCTCAAGGCTTTCGGCCCGCTTGCCCCAGATACTGCAATCGAACCATGTGCTGTCGCGCTTGTTGCCGTTTTTGTCCTTGCCGTTGTCCACTGCTACGGAAAACCCAAGAACGGCGTCACCGTTGCCTGTGCGGCGAAGTTCAGCGTCTTTGCCGACGTTGCCCGCGATTGTTAGCTGTTGCATCAAAAATATCCCTGTGAATGATCTGCTGTAGCGCGTCCGCAAAACCCGTTTACCAACGGAACCTTGCGTATCCATCGCTGCCCCCGCGCTTTAGGCAACTTGTCTTGCGCCGACCTGTGATAGCCCTTTGCCGTTTCCGGCCCGTCCTTTTCCCAGCCCTCACCATCCGGCATTGGCGGCGCTTTTTCGTTGTCGGGGCGCAAGCCGTCAGGAGTTTCCATCAGGTTGTCTGTTTCGATGTATTCGTGAGAACGGCCAACTCTGGCCCATGCCATGCACTCGTCGCCAATGCACGGCTTAAAGTCGTTCCACGGGCATTTGTAATTTTCAGCATCGTTTTTATTAATTACCGGCATCATGCTCTCCCTTCGATTGCGGCTTCGTACAGTTCAAGGATGGCTTCCTCCTCGGCCAGTTCGTCGCGGTTGCGCTTGCGACGTGCTACCACTTTGCGCAGGACGGCGCTGTCATAGCCACGACCCTTGGCCTCGGCGTAAACTTCCTTCTGCGCCTCTGCGGCCTCTTGCTTTTCGGCTTCGAGCGTTTCGATACGCTCCACGAATTGCCGCAGTTCTTCGGCTGTCACGCTATCAGTCATGATTCACTCCTTGTGATGATGCGTTTGATTTCAGGTATGGTGCGGCCAGTCATGCGTGCCAGCCGACCAAAGTTCATGCCCGCAATGAAGCGGTCAATGATGTCTTCCTCCGTCCAGTGACTGAATTGACTCATGCCTGCCCCCGATATTGTTCGGGGATTGTCTCGCCCCAATAATCCAAGGTTTTAATTGCATGTTCCCGCAATGAAGGCGTCAACAGCATACGTTGCGCGGCTGGTAAAACCCGCTCGTAAAGCAACTTCGCTTCGTCGTGTGTCAGCTTGGTTCTGTCGCCGCGCCCCGCCTTGCTCTCAGATGTTCCGCGGGCTTCGAGAATAAATATCCGAATGTCTGCCGGTGCCGGGCGGCGTTTCGGCTCTTGCCGCAAGTACTGCTCACATGCCGCCCCAATCTGTTCTTGGGAAAACCCGGACAACGCCTTGATCCAGTCCATCATCGCCGCCTCCTCCACCATCTCGTTCGTTGCTGGTCGAAAATAATGGCTTAGAAGGGTCTCGATCCTGCCCGCTATCCATTTCGGAGAAGCGGGCTTCAAGACGTTCAGCGATAGATCGTTTGACATTGGTGCGGCCTCCTTCAATTTGGCGCATGTGTGGAATTGATTGCTGGTCCTCCCAGCGTCGGTTGTTAAGATACGTTGCCGCATGGATAGGGTTGGCATCTGGGCTTGCGGCCTGCCATTGGTCAAACCATCCCGCCCTGACCGCAGCGTATGCTGCCCGCTTGCTTTCGATGTTCAGCTTTCGCCAAGCCTTCACAGCGTTCTGTTTGTTTTTCTTTGAAGGCCAGATTTCCCAGAAATCAGAGAACCCTTCATCCTTGCCAGATCGCCTAGATGATACGTTAGTATCATCGTTAATATATGGTTCTGGTTCTGGTATGCTAGCGTTTCGCTGTAGCGAATTTGTAGCGTTTGCTATGCTCTGTTCTTTAGATTTCAAAGCCTTATCAGCGCCGCCACGCGCCCCATTGTGCGCGTTAACTGCACGTTTCGCTGCAACATTTTGTGCCTCTAAACGTAGTCTTTTGCTGTAAATGCCATCATCGTCACGCTCAAAATACCGCTCAATCTGACCCCAAACGCGCGTCCAGTTGCGCCCGCATCGAGCCACCCTTTGTAGCTTTTTGTGGTCATCAGGAAGGCTGTTTCCGTCACGGTTCCACTGCGCCATCAGCAGCAGCATATACGCGCCGACCTCGGCGGCATCGAGGTCTAACGTGTCTCCGAGAAAGTCAGAAACCCATAACGGCATGAATGGTGTTTTGCTCATTTTTGCCCTTCACTTTTCGGGCCGGGTCTTGAACGCATCACCACAATGCGCTACAAATGACCCAGCAAGCCATGCTCATTTTCTACCGCCTAACCAGCGGAAAATCAAGCGGCCCTGCCTCACGGTAAGGGCCGCTTTACTTTAAGAGCCTAGAAGCATTTGTCCATCTTGGCGGTCGCGCCGCTCTTGAACATATGCCCGCAACTCTTTGGCGTGCTTCATCATGCCTTTTGCAGCTTTTTCAAACTCAATAGCCCTCGCCTCAAGTTCTTCGTCTGTGCAAAGGTTAACTGGAACAAGCAAGTGGTCGTCGCCACGGTGAACAGGATATGCGGTGCGAAGATGCTCAAACCCGTCAAGAATTGGTGTTTCTGCGGTCGGTTCGGCGTATTTATCAACGGCGCGTTTGACCATGCCAACAATAGTTTCACGAGCGCATATCGTGTAAAAGTCTGCATCCTCGCCCTGAATGTCAGGCCGCTCTGACATGATTTTAGCGGTGAAGAATTGAACGTGTCCGATAGCGCCGCTTTCAACGGTGTCTTGCACCATCTTTCGTATCTCAGCTTTGATTTGCTTAATGTCTTGCATTTTCTTCATATCCTTGTTGCTACTTTGTCTGTGATTGCATCAATCTTTTGAATTGCTGCCCTTAGTCTTGCCCGCTCTTTTTCGTTCAAAGTTGGCAAAATTTGGTCGTGATTTTGATTTGTTAGGTCTCGCGCCGCTTGCTCAAACTCAGCGACATAGTGCAATGCGCGATTGTATTCCTTCGGGTCTCTGCCCTCCAAATCCACTAAAGGCTTGCGCGGCTTTGTTCCTTGGCTTGCAAGCTGTGAAAGTGTCGGCGGTTTGTCGGCTTCGATTTGCTCCTGAAAATCACGCTCTGGAACATTGGCGATGCGGGTTGCTTGCTTCGCTTGGTGAGGCGACATTCCAGCCTCACGCGCAGCATCATATTTTCCGAAAGGGCGCTCGCCCGCCTTTTCGACGTTTGGCAAATTGTAGCCCGTTGCAGGCTCAATCTGTTTCAATAACTCCCCAGCACGACGAATAGCCCGCGCTCGAATGCGCTGTGCCATCCGCTCAAGTTCTTGGTCTTCGGATTGCCGCGCGTAGCTTGCCAGCGCCGCCGCCTTGTCTGCCCAGTCTTTGCATTCATCAACCTGACTGCATTGAGCAAGCGCGGCTTGTGCGGCTTGATATGTCTGCGGAAGCGATGCGCCGCTAACAGATATTGTGGATGGTAAGTTCATTTTGCCCTCTATGTTGGGGCAGTCCATTGAACCCAGATTTTAATCATGGTATCAATTTCCTGCGTTTGTGGTGAATGCACTTTATCCGCTGCATGTGGATTATTCAAGCGGCCCTGCCTCACGGTAAGGGTCGCTTGTCATTTAATCCACCCCTCAAACGGCACTTCAGCAACCAGCGGCATGTCCGAGATTCGCACGATAACGTAGCCCAGATTATTAGCGTCTGGCGGCTGTATCGGCGCGTATGAAACATGGAACAGGCTGTCATCGACGCCCAGCGCATCGGACAGCGCGTCCTGCCCCGCCTTGAACGCGGCAATGAGATTGTCCCGGTCGCGGCGTCGGTTGTTCGGCGGGTGAAACTCGATGTGTAGATGTATCTGGTCCGCTTTGAACCGATTGACGCCCCACGCTGTGCATTCCAGTCGGCACCACTGGCGGTACTTCTTTTTCTCAGCTGCCAGCCGCAGATGATGCGGTCGAGCGTTTGGGTTCAGGATTGCTGGGGGAAACGGCAGTTTGATTGTCAGGCACTTCATGGCTTCACCAGCGTATAGGACGCTACCCGCTTGCCGCTGTCGGTCTCAACCATTTCCCTGTAGATGTTGTGGCCGGATTGCTTTAGGTCATAGATACGCGCTCCCAAGCGGAAACAGCCGTATTTGTTGAGCGCGTCAATCGGCGTGATGCTGCGGCCTGTCTTGAGGTGCGCCAGTATCTTCGCGGTCTGTGTCTCGGTCATATTGTGTTTGCCTCTCTTGCTTCAATCATGTCCTCGGTTTTGCTTATCCAGTCTATGTCTTGCCCGTACTCGCGTTTCCAGCGGCTTGGCTGTTGGTGCAGCG